TTACTGATTCTCAGAATGCTCATATGTATTCTCTCCAGTCATTATTACGGTTCCTTTTGATTCTTCGATGCACTCCTCATTATCAAGTGTACCGTAGGTTGCTACTGCTGGTGTACTTCCCTGGAACTGCAATCCGGATCCGTTACCAAAGTCGATCGTTACCCAGTTGTAACCGCTATCCTGGACTTTCTGATCGCAAAATTCATCGTACTGTTCCATCGTGACTTTTTTCATTGTCTCCAATGGAACTGTGATATAGGCGTATTCGCCCAACTTCTTTGTCTTAGTTCCGTTCATTACATCGCATACGATTACCTCTGCATCCAGAAGTGGATTTCCGGTCTTGCTTTCTTCTGATTCTAAAACGTTTTCCCGGCTTTCGGTATCATTTTTATCCGTTTCGGTCACGTTTTTATCCTTTTTGCTATCATTTTTATCAGAATCGTTTATGCTTTCCTGGTTCTGAGCATCCTTCATACCGTCTTTCGCTCCATCCGAAAAACCGCATCCGGTCATTCCTGCAACCAGTATACATGATAACATTGCTGCTAAGATTCTTTTACTCATTTTCTTTCCTTTCCGGTGCATCCTGACTGAAATTATACCACCTTGATCTCTGGGTTGTCTACCACATTTCCCAACAAAAGTGCGTATTCCTTTGTCGGACCGAGCGGCATTGCATCGTCTGTGGTGTTCGACACCATATAAAAGCCGACAGTTTCCATGTATTCCTCATCGTTCGGGCAATATGCGGCGTATTTGCCGTAGCAGATCTCCATTCGGACTGTTCTATGCTCCGGATTGTAGATCACATCACCCTCAAACAGCCTTTCCCCGGTCATATCTTCCACACAAGCGAATCTCTGGATCGTTTCTGGGATCACTTCCATCGCCCTGAGAATCAGATACCCGTTTTCCTCCGAATAGCCATCCTGCATCAGCATGAATGATTTGCCATTTTCCACGCACACTACGTTTCCAATGTGCCACGTTCCAGACATATCTCCCATAAGTTTTGCCCGGCAGATTCCGGAAGATCCATTGTAATTGTATTCATGTAGAACTTTATTCTCCCATAATGCCTCTTTGAGCTTCCTTCTTGCCTCTGTGAGCCTTTTTCGCTCGCTGTCCATTCTTCCGTTCACATGTCCGATGAAATCTGCCATCATCCGCATTGTGTCCTTGCAGAACTCCTCATTGATGATATATTCTTCATGTGTATACTCATGGAGGAAGGCGTCGATACGCCTCCTCAGCTCATTTTTATTCCTGATGTCCATTCTGCACCTCCTCGAATCTGTACTCCTGGTCTGCATCCGGGTATTTCTTCCGGTCTACCTTACCAACAAACATTCCATAAGGTCTACTCCAGATAGCTCCGTCCTCGCATTTATAGACCACGTAGTATTGTCCTGGAGATTCCGTGTCCTGGCTGATCGCTATCACTTCAACGATTTTCCCTTTGAAATATCTGTAGGTTTTCCCGGTTTCCACGCTTCGATCTTCTCGCACTGGATATTTGTCATGGAAATACTTCTCGCACTCTGCCAGGTCGCAATTTTCATAGTTCAGCGGATTTTCATCTGTCCAGTCCGGTATATCAGCCTCTTTGACGTGTACATGCTGTCCGAACGTGTCATTCAAATGCCTCAATTCCTCCCATATCCAGGCTGCTTCATTTTCTCCATTCGGATCTACCAGGTAACCACTTATCTTGAAAATTTTTCCGTCCATAATTTCCTACCTTTCTTGCAAATTCTCTTGATCGCACTTTCTTCTTTTACTCTTCCTGAGCGTTTTTTCTTCCATTCTCTCAGGTATTCCAACTGTTCTTGATCCTCTTTTTCTCTTTCATTCATCACTTATGTTACCTATAACCTCCATTTCCGAGTTTTCTATATCATGTGCTGTAAGTGGCACGGCTCCGGTTGCATTGTCCGGATATCTTTCATAGAACCATCCAGATACCTTGTCAACTTCTTCCTCGCAAATATTGTCGTATATTGGCCTCTCTGCGAAAATTATCCTATTGAGCATGCTATCTTTTCCAAGGATCCGCACAACGTCATTTTCAAAGATCTTCTTTCCAGTTACGTCCGTAAATCCCGTATACTGGCATAAAGTTTTCGGTTCAATCGAAAACACCTCAAATGATCCAGGAGCGTAGCTTACCATCTTTGTAACGGATCCGTCCGTGCTGCAATAGTTCGGCAGCCCCTCCTCCCACTTTCCGGTGTCCGTCGATTTGGCTTTAAACAGAATTTTTCTCTGCATTATCGTACCTTCTTCCTTCTCTTTTTTTCTTTGATATATTCTTTTATGTTTTCACCTTCAAATGTATACAAATAATTCCCAAGCCCATCGTTAAGCCTGTCGCATACCTCCTGGCACTTTTCTTCCTGGTCAAACAGTATCTCTCTCACCTTGTCACTAAGTGTTCTTATTGCTTCTTTCTTATCCTCTTCTGTGGAGCTATCGCAAATTGTGCATGTATATCTTTCGTAATATACATCATCCCCATGTGAGCTTCTTTCTTCTGTGTAGTGGGCTACTATCTCTCCGCATCTGTATCTGTCGGTAAACTCGCTTAGAACATACATCTTTGGGTAATAATAATACTTGCTCTTTGTTTTACACTCGCACTCGTCCTCTGCAATTCTTCCAGATGGCAGTCTCACTTCTATTGATCTGTTTGAATTACACTTGCAGCATTTCGGACCGTATACGAGTTCTCTATCAACTTTCCACTTTACAACCTTGTGGTCTTTCATCAATTCGGAAAGTCTCATTTTTTTGGCGTTGTACTCGGCATTACGAATAATCCGGTCGCACTCGTCTTTCTTTTTCTCGTAATCCTTTTTTACTTCCTCAAAATGTTCCTTGACGCCCTGGAGCTTTTCGTTTTCTGCTCTTAATCTGTTCATTTCTTCCAGAATCTCTGATTTTACTGAGCTTTTGATGGCTTCTTTCAGGGCGTCTATTTGCTCCTGATACTCGCTTTCTGGGTAAAACTCCTCTTCTGGGTAATCGTAATACATACTATTTACACCTCTTTCTCATTTCTCTGCATATAGTTTCTATTGTATCTTCTGTAACGATAAGCCTTGTCCTACCGTCTATAGTTTCTGTTCTGCTATTTCGGATTAAGTTATCTTGCATATCGTCAATAGCAGCTCTATAGCCTGTGTCGAATAAAAGTTCCTTTTTCCTTCTCCCTAGCGGATCTCCGTACTGGAAAATCATGCTATTCCCTCCTCACGTTTTTCATTTTCAGAATATAATATTCTGTCCCAGGAACAGCTCCCCACTCCGGTTTTCCTTCCCCGACTGTCAATTTGCAATCCGCCAGGAAACACGAGGCATCCGTGGTATAGCCATTCCGGAACTTCACGGTTCCGATATCCTGATCCACTGTTGCAGCCAGGTTCCGGAACTCGGAAACGCTTGCCTGATATTCCTGATTTTTCAGCATAGCGGCATTTCTAAATCTGGAATCATAGTACCGTTTCAATTCTCGGTACTCCTCTGTCTTTTCTCCACTCAGGATCATATCAAACCACTTTTTTTCGATCGTCAATGTCAGCAACTTTCCCACCTCCCTTCGTTTGTGCTCTATTTGGTGCGTACATCCAGATCATTACCAGGGTGCAGATCCAGCACATCGCATACTGCCAGCGGCTGATTTCCCCGTCTACCAGGATCTGTATTCCCACAATGAACCAGGGAATACAGTTAAAATGCTTAAATATCATGCGCTTGATTCTTTTCATATCCTTTACCTCACATTTAACTGATTGCTAACTGCTCTTTATACAGTTTCTGGAATACATCACGCTCTGCTTCCGCTCGGATCAAATCTTTTTCCAGCTCTTTGATCCTCTCTTTGTCAAAAAGGCGTTCCGGCATCTGGATCGGAACTGGTTTCGCTGTTTCCAGGATCTGCATCGCTTTTTCTTCGATCGGATCCGGATCCGGCTCTTTGAATGCCTCCGCCCACTCTCTCACGTATTCGGACATCTTCATATTTCCACCAAGCCCGATGCTGACAGCAAGTGCCTTGTCAATCCGCTTCATTTCATCCATCGTGGCTTTTGCAAGATATTTTCCGATCCGCTTTTTATATACCGTCTCGATCTGCTCACATAGCGCTATGGAAGGGATCGGACTGCTCTTGATCCTAACGTGTGTCGGCATCAGTTTTTTCTCCCTGGATGTCAGGTACACTACTTCCACGATCGGAGCATGTTTGTTTCCAACGTCATTACTTACTATGATTCCAGGTCTCGCCCCCCCTGTTCGCTTCCGGAGTTTTCGCCCTCATTGATAAAAAAGATCTCTCCTCTGTGATACTCATTTTCTGTGTGCATACTATTGTCCTCCTATAAAATCCCATATTGTCAGCTGTCCTTCCCGGAGCTCCGGTTCCAAAATTGGCGATCCTAGGATTTCGTCCAACTTTTTCCGACTTTCTCTCAAATATTTGACGTAATATTCCGGATCCTGGCATCTTCGCATTACCACCAGATCGTCCCTCCGGATCGCATCTTCCATTCCCAGGACATAGCGTACTGGGTTCATACACTGACTGGTTTCTTTGTCCAGGTCTCCGCTGAGCTTACTTCTTAGGTACTGGAAGTCCTGATTCTCTTTCAGAACCTCCAGTGCAGCTGTTGACCTGCTCCGGATCCCGTCCGGATCTGCCATATAATGGACGCTTACCTCAGCTGGAATTTCCAGGAAATACTCCTCCGGATAATTTTCCGGATCCAGCTCTGTCTCCACTTGCTTCCGGAAGTACATGACGTGACTCCTGCATAAATTCATGTTTACCCCATCCGACCAGAAGGGATCGGATCCACCGTGTACTCTCAGATCTTCATACCTCTTCCGGCTGTCCTGGATCTCTTTTCCTAACTGTTTACTCCGTTTCTTTTGATCCGGCGTTTTCATCGAATTTTTCATTGATTGCCTCCATGATCTTACCGATCCGAACCTCTCCGATCCCTTTTACGGATCTGATTACCGCCTCAATGTCTTTTACATCCAAGGCATTCACAGACGCCTTTCCGTCCTCCCATCCGCTTTTATAAATATCGGTGCAAAAGTTCTCAAACTGCTGATGATCGTACTTTTTTACAGCCTTGTAAACTGCTCTGTTTACCAGATATCTCTTATTCTGAATTTTCTTTGCCATAATCACACTGCCTCCACATATGTAACTGTATTTATCTTGAATCCGTTCTCTTTGCAAAAGTCCCGGAAGAGATCCGACAGCTCTTTGAGCGTTTTCACGCTCTCGAACTGTGTTTCGTCCTCCATTCCATCGCTATTGATGAAGCCTATGTTGTACTTCTGGTTGTATCTGGAATAGCTTCCCTTTGCCGCTTTTCTTACCGTCATGACGCCTGCACCTCAGCTCCTAGTTCTTCGATAACTTTTCTCAGGGCATACTTCCCATTGGATGTGAGCTGTCTCTGCCATGCTCCCTGAGACGGGGCCCATCGGAAACCATTTGATTTCAGAGTGCTTCTGATTGCCTCATCTGGCTTTCCATCGAACACGATCTGTATTCGCATCAGTTCTATATTCTCAATTACCTTGAAATCGCCATAATCCGCCTCAGAGGTGCCTTTCTCTTTTGTCTTTTTCAGTTCATCAACTCTCTGCTGGCATCTCTTGATATTTGCCAGATTGTTTTGTAAAGCCCAGCTCGGATATGGAGATCTGTCATACCCGAACTGATCCATGGATCCCTGGAGCTTCTGGAGCTGTTTTTCTGTCAGGAGATCGCATCCCTCCAGCGTATGATGCTTGCGGTAATACTTGTTGATCTCCTTCATGTTTTCCTGAACTTCCCTCAAACTGTCAATTTTCTCCTCCAGGGCTTCAATAGCGTTTTCGTCATCACTCTTGATAACCTCTTTTGAGTACAGAAGGTTATTCAGCTTTCCTCGGATCGACTGGCAGTAATTGTAGAACTCATGGTTTTTATCCCAGGCTTTGACCTGTTTCTCTTTCTTCTTTACCGGGAAGTTTCCGGCTCCAGAGATCATCACAGACGGACACATGCAGCCGATTCTTGCCTCCTCATTGAAATATTTCCCCAGGTTCTTTGCATATCTGGTTGCCAGCCTCCAGGCTCTTTCTCGGTATTCTTCTCCTCTTCTGGCAACTACTTCTTCTGCCAGATCATATACTTCGTTGACGTCCTCCTGGTATTCTTTGGTTCTGGATCCCAGCTGATACTCATTAAAAGACATCATATTCTGGGCTGTTCTTGCAGCCTCTTCATTGATTACTACAAATTCTCTTTCGCTCATGGTTTACTCCTCCTCGATCTCTTCTCTTACTTCGCATCTTATTTCCGGTTTTGATTCATGGTTCAATCTGGAAAGGCTCCACCCCTCAGATACATTACTCATGGAGATGTAGCCATTCGGTGTGATGTAGATATACGCTCCGTCTGTCTGGATCTCTCTTTCATCCCCGAACTTTTTCAAGATATCCGCTACGATCGCAAGATGCGGAAAGCACTCAGCGTACATCTGTTTAAAATCCTCTTTTTCTGCCTCCAGGCGTTCCATTTTTGACATTGTAATTTCCTGCATTTCTGCTTCCTCCTTATATTCCAGTGACACATGCCACCAATTATCTGTTAATTTGATATCTCTGATAATGGACTTCCGGATCTGTTCCATTGTTTTCATGCTTACGATCTCCCTGGAAGTAAATTCCAGTTTTTCACTCAAGTCTCCGGTCATCATTTCGTAATGGATCTCTCGCTCGTCATCCGGATCGGACTTACAGAAGTCCAGGAACTTCCTGCCGATCCATTTCTTTAGATCTTCCACTCTCACTCCTCCTCATAATCTTCATACTCGATCCCGGCGATCTCGCAGATGCTTTCATAGTCGGAACCATTTTCGTACATGTTCCGGATCGTTTGCCCGTGGATCGTGCCATCCCACATCCGGATCATATTTTCGATTGCCTCATTCAGTCTCTGATTGCTTCTGTCTGCCATCATTTCTCTACCTCCTCAATAATCTCTGATGCAAGCTCTTCGCCGTATTTTGTTGCCAGGAACATTCTTGCGTATCCCCATTCTTCCGGAGTGTTGGACTTGTCAAACATTCCTACTGCATCTCTCCGACACTGTTCTTCTGTCAGATCTCCACTGGCTACCGTCTCAATTCTCCTCCGGATCTCCTCCATGCGTCTCATTGCTTTCCGTCTTTCTTTGTCCAGATCCATCATAATGTTTGCAGCCTCCAGCATGCTCTTGATCAGTGGCATGCCTCCGGTTTCGTATAAAGTAGCGATCTGATCTTTTCCACCGACTTCGTTAATTGCCGGGTGCCAGGTGTATACTGTTTCAATGATCTCGTAATTCTGATCGGAGATCTCGCCTCCAACTCTTTCCTCAAATTCATGCTTCATCATAGCTTTTGTCCTCCTCAACTTTCTTGTAATCTTCCAGGATTCCCATAAGCGTTGCTTTCCCGATCCGGAACTTCTGTTTATGTCCACATCTGGTCCCCATATAATTGACAACTGTTCTTTCCGGAAGCTCATGCTTTATGTACTGGATCATGTAGTAATGACCGTCTCCATGGTGAACCACATCTATAAATTTGTGCTCATTCCGGATATTCCGGAAGGTTGCTCTTTCTGTTCTGTTTGCTCTGGATCTCTTAATCATATCCGCTTCCTCCTATTCCTCAACCTTTTTGATATAGATGTATCTCTCGCCGTTTTCATCCTCGTAGATGCCGTTGTACATGTTCCAGACTTTATCAGCTCCAACCTCTGTGTAGTGCTGTCCCCCAAACATTACGTTGTCGTTCTCGTCAACGATGATGTAATTCTCTTTGCTGGCTGCCTCTTTTCTCAGTCTGTCGATCGTCAGGATCAGGCTCTGTTTTGAGGTTCCATATAACTTCTTTCTGTCAGCTCCCAGTTCTGCAGCCAGGTCTCTAAGTTCATTTGTGTTCATTTTTGATAAGCTCTTTTTCATATCTTTCTATCTCCATTTCCGTTCGTGTCGTTCATTTGTTTTCTGTTGATGCTTGAAGTATAACTCACTGTAGTGCGTTATGTCAAGGCGTGTTCTGCATTTTTTTGTAAAAAAATTAGAGGCATGCGTTTATGCCTCTAAAACAGTGCGTTTTTCTTTATTTTCTCACATATTGAAATTCATATCCCATAGCCTCCAGGATCGCTTTCAGTTTTCCGAATCCAGGTGCTTCCCGTTCAAAAACAGCGTACAGTGAGTTTTTATCAATATCCAACTCACCTCCATCTTTTTTCCTGATGTCTATATCACGATCTAGTGCGTTGAATATTCTTCTCACGGTGTTAAAGTTTGGATTTGCCCTAGTCAGGACATCAAACACCGATTGTCTCGTTAATCCTGTTCTTCGTCCTAACTCCATCTGAGTAACGCCCTCTTCTTTCATTGTCTGCTTAATATATTCAATCACTTCCATGGCTTTCCCTCCGTTTGCTATAGCATACTCCAGGAAGGATCGGCTTGTCAAGGCGTATATTACATTTCGGAGCAAATATCCAATCGTGCGTCATAATCGCACCTAGATCCGGACTTGTCGCACATCTGGCACAGCATTACTCTAGCTCCGCAACGGGGGCAATAGGAAACCAACCCCCACTCCGGATCCCAGGAAAACATGTTGTGTGTCTCACAGTACTGGCAAAACCCAGTTGTCAGAGAACCTTTGATGTCCTCCAACTCCTGGGCTGTCCTTCTCATGTTATTCTTTATGTTCCGGTTCTCTGTCTCTCGCCTCCTGATGCGTTCATTCTGCCTTTTTAGCTTTTCCGATCGCTTTCGCAATCTTTTCTTCAAGATTATATTTTCTGCTTTCTGAATCATGCCTCAGTGCCTCCTTCCAGGTCATCATCAAATACATACTTCGCCCCCGGAAGTGTAAACGCTCTCGGAGAAAACTCCGGGCCAGAAATAATCAGCCCCATTTCACGCATTTCCTGCATGTAATGACACGTTGAGCTGGTGGACTTTAATCCGATCCCGTCCCCGATCTCACGGACACTCGGTGGAAATCCCTTCTCGCTCATGTATCGCTTACAAAAATTCAAAATATCTTTGTGACGTCTTTTTATTACCTTTTTCTCTACCATATATTGTACCTCCAATCCGGATCCACTTTGTAAAATATTGCTATAAATGCTGGATCGTATTCTGCCGACATCGGATATTCGCCACGGATCCGGAATACTATTTCCTCGATGTCCGGCTCGTTCAGATCTTCCAACTTGCAACCATATTCTTTTTCCAGATCATCTAGCTCGTCATCCAGGCTCAGGATCTGCCGCTCTGGTTCCGGTTTCCAGTCCTTTGGAACTCTCTCATACTCTTCACGTCTCCGCTCCCAGTATTCATCCTCATTCGGTGTTACAACGCATTTTATTTGATGCCATAATTTGCAGAATTCGGAAAATTAAAACATCCCATTTTTAGCCTTGTT